TGTGGGTATTTAGTGTTGGGGACTAACTGCTTGAACTGCTGCATCGTGATCATTCTTCACCCCTTAATTCACGTAATACTTTTAGCCGTAGTTCTTTCATCTTGCGCGTTTCTTCTGCCGCCCGATGCAATGCGTTATTCATATCCATGTACATGACGCCCATGACAGGCAGCGCAATGACTAGCACAAAACACAAGACCAAAACGGCGACAAGAAGTGACCACGGTACGTCTGACTCGTTCTGAGGAGGAGGAGAACTCCGACGTACCACGCCACGACGAAAAGGATTGCTCCAACCCATACTGCTTCCTCTTTCCTCTTCCTTACCAGCCTGCGTCTTCGCGCAGCTTCAATCTGCATCTTTGCAGTTTCCCGCTTGTGTGCCTCGTCCTGCTCAATGACAATCTGCCGCCACATCTTCTCGTACTTCGTCCACAGGTCGCCCAACTCAGGCGGGGCCTTGTAGACCATCGTCTCCCGCAACTCTGCCAGCATTGCATCCAACCTTGACCGGATGATGACGCGCATCAAGGCACGTTTACCAATCGACTCTGTACCTGTGTAGACCTGCTGGGCTTCCGCTTCCTGCTGGATAAACACCTTGCCGATCTTGTCGTATTCATCCATCAATACACCCAAATCATTGCCGATCTGGATAAATACGTCATTCGGGTCGGCCTTGCCTATCTCCTGCACCCGCGCCACTTCGTCGTTGTACTGCTGCTTCTGAGCGTTCGTCGGATTCGGTATCTTCTGAAACTGCTTCTTTAAGTCATCCAGTACGTCTTTTACTTCGCCCGCTGCGCCCTTGATGTCCTTGTAGAGCTGACATCCCTTCTTGACTGCAGCCACTGCCGCGTTGGCTGCGGCCAGAAGGGTGAGCGGGTCAATTTATTCCTCCATATTGACAGGTTCGGCTACAGGCACCGGGGCCTCTGAAACGCCGCCACGGTAGACGCCTTTAGCCGCGCCCGACTTAATATTAGCGGTTGCTTCCGCAATCCAATCTAAACCGTATTTTTTACCAGTTTCAACCGCTGCGTTAATTTTTTTAAGATCAAACGCGCCTTCCTTATTTGGCAAAGATGCAAAAATCTTTTGCGCGTCAGCTGGATTTAGTAGGATGTTTTTGAGCTTTTCTTCCGTAGACCGAGCCACGCTGCCCGCCCACCACTTACTAAACAACGACGTTATAGCGTATAGTTTTCCGGATACGGGGTTGTTAATACGCGATAAGATCATTTCCGGTGGGATTCCCGTCATTTCTTCGATTGGAGTCTTTGGTATCGTTTCGCCACGGAATGATACGTTAGCCGGGTTTCTATCCAAACGCTGGGCTACCTCTACAAAGTCACCGACTTTCTGTGCGTAAGTTGGACCAAAGACGCGGTTAAATACGGCTGCCCGCGTGCGGTCAGCAAGCATGGCTTTAGGATCGCTTGCTTTAAGCAAGTCGTCCAACATGAACGATCGGACGGCATTGACGGCGTCTTTATTAGCGCCGTACTGCGACATAAACTTATTTGTGTAGTCGAGATCACCGTATAGCTTAGACACCAAGTCGCCAGCGTTAGCAAACCCGCCTTCACGCACGACTTGATCGCCCGTTACACGTCGGAAATTAGCTTCCAACGCTGTACGGCGGTTCATTAGTTGTTGCACGTCGTTGATTGACCCACGCAATTCTGCCTCTAAACCAGGAATCGACGTCATTTTGGTTGCGTTTTTAGACAGCCATTTATTCGCTGCTTTTGGGTCAAGAACGCCGTCTTTTACTGCTGCTGTAGTGAAACTATCGTAAAACGCATCACGCGCTAGCCGCTCGCCTTCAGCGCCTGTTGCGCGGATCAACTCGTCCACGTTAGTGCGGTTGCCAATAATGGCAGGCGCCACTTGTTCAGCAAACTTCTTGCGATCGATATTCTTGATGGTTTCGCTGTTGTATGGGAGACCGACACGCTGCAAATAAGTGTTATCTGCGTTGCGATAGGCGTTGACAAACTCCGGATTCAAGTTGTCAATATGACCGGACACTTTTTCCTTTAGCATGGTCAGAAATCGAATTTGATCCGTGTTGTTTGTCGTGCGCAGATCCGCGTTGATGCGGCGTTTCAGCGAATCTAGCGCCTCGGGGCTAACGTCTGAGAACTCCACGCCGCCAGGTGTTGCAGGCTTACCTTCAGCAGTCAAAATGACGCTAGGTTCTGTCGTTTTAGGACGGAATCGTTTTTCAACCAAGCTATACAACACAGGAAATTTGTTGAATATATCGCGGTTAGTTTCGCTGGTGACAAACGAATAGATGTCGTCCACCGCTGTGGCGGGCAAGACAACGTTATTCTTGGCGGCCAGATCAAATGCCTCTTTGTACAGCGGCTTAGTAGATTCGCGTGCGGCCTTTTCTTTTTGATTAAGCAAGGTTTCAACCCGCGTACCAAATGTGGTTGGGTCAATGGATTGCCCTTGGTATGCGTCAGCAATTTGCTGATCCAAACTGCGGACTTGGCGCTGCACTGATTTTTCAGTGGCTCTTGCTTGTGCGGCAGCATCCGCGCGAGTTAGTCCGGTCAACTGTATTTGTTTTGGATCACCAAACAGACGAATCTGGTTTTCTCGCAGCGCGTTTTTAGCGGCTTCAAACTGCGAACCGTACAGCGCCCGAAACTTAGGATCGCGCGAAGACAGGTTCTGGATAAAACTGTTGATAACAGGATTGTCTGCTAACAGTGCGTTCAATGGTAACTGCACCGCTGGCGCGCCAGGCGCTTTGAGCGACACGCTCTGTTGTGCTTTAACCGCTTTTTCCAACACGTCCATAAAATTAGGATCAGCTGCAGCCGCCGCAGCAAAAATATTATTGATGCGCGTATTGACGTCGCGCATCATTTCATCCTGCGGTACTGTGCCCATCAAATCTTTAACTTTTTTATTGGCAGCAGACAACCCCTTGCCCGTAATATCTACTACGCGGCGGCCAGTTCCCATCAGATAACTAGTGCCGGCGCCGCCAAGCAATCCACCAACTAATTCACCGCCGGGAAGACCTGTAGCGCGGCCTGTCTCAACCCCGGTTTGTGCGCCCACACCAATACCAAATTGTTCGATTGGCGCGCCAACAATTTGCGCGGTACGGCCAAATTGGCGAAACAAACCAGTTCCAAATAAGTAACTGGTAGGATCAGTCATGGCTTGAATGCCACCACTATAAATAGCTTCACCCATAGTTGATGGTTGGACGTCAGTGCTGCCCAACATCTTCATTAAAGGTTTACGCGCGTATTGCTCACCTCGCGTAAAGGCTTCAGCTGCCGTAGTTGGCTCTTGACGTGGCAATCCTGCCATACGAGAACCCCATTCAATGGGGTTTATACCAAGACGAGTTAACTCATTAGATAGTGTAGACCCAAGACCGGTTATAAGCGCTGGCGCATTAGTTAATCCACGCCGCGCAGATTCGACTGTTAAGTCGCTAATTGTAGGAGCAAATTGTTGACTGCGTGGTCCAGCTAACGCTTGCCTAGCTTCAGCTTCTGTAATCAGACCACCCGCAACAGCACGACGCATAACTTCAGTTTGCGTAATGCCTTCCGGTACGCCTTCTACAACTACGCCGTTAGGGAGTGTGACATCCATTACGAGTCCTTATTTCTTTGGTAAGGCATTAAAATCAACTCTATTACCGCCGCCACCGCCACCACCGCCACTTGGTTTGCTTACTCCACCTTTAAATTCAGGAAAGTCAAAAATTAACTCGATATCTTCCTTAGTATATTTAGCACGTTCAGCAATTTTACGTTGACGATCTAACTCACTAATGGCTTTATTACGAGCAACTTTTTGGATAGCTTTAAGCGTAGATTGAATCTTTTTCTGCGTATCCACACTAGGAGTGCCCGTAAATAGCGTAGATGCGGCGTCAAAAAATCCACCAATAAGCGATGGATCGCCTCCAGCTTGTTCAATATCACGACGACTTAATGTACTATCGCCTAATGCTTTAGCCAATTGAACGCGCGCCGCATTAAACGAAATAAAATTACCGGTTCTAATAGAATCGTTAATGCTTGTAAGCGCGTTATCAGTAGCATTGACAGTATCGCGATACGGTTTAATTGATTGCACAACTTCATTACGAAACTGTGGTATTTCTTTAGCGCCTTGTTTTCCTTCACCAGGAAGCAATAATTTTACTTCTGTTGTTGGTTTTTTCCTTTGTTCTTCATCTTCTTTACGTTTATTAACAATAGCTTTTTGAGATTGTGTAAGATCTTTAAATGGCTTTCCATAAAGTTCATAAGCTATAGCTTCGCGATCGGTACCAAAAGACACACCTTTATCTTCTTTAGGCAGCAATTCTTTAGCTAGGAATTTATCCATCATAGACACATAGGATGGTGAACCAGGTATGTATCCAGCATCTTCTAATTGTTGGGCAAACGCGCTCTTTTTATCGGAGGCTTCTTTAGGCATCAATTCTTTAGCCAAAAACTTATCCATCATGGATACGTACATTGGTGAACCCGGTATATACCCAGCATCTTCTAGTTGTTGGGCGAATGCGCTTTTCCTCTCTACGCCTTCCTTACCCAACTGTAGTCTGTCTAACCTCGTTTTATATGCATCTTTCCAAGCAGCTGATTCAGGATCGTCGCTTATTGTATTCGCATAGGCTATAGCATCGCGTTCCTTTTCTGTTGCTGTCGCGGCTTTAGCGGAGCGTTGCAGACGGGTTCTTTCAGCTACCAAGGCTTTGTAATCAACACTATTAGAGTCTAAAGTAGGTAATAGGCGTTCAATCTCAGCGATTCGCGCGGCTTCTTGAATACCTTGCCCTAATTTTTCGGCGCTACGCTGTTTGGCTAACGCTATTTCGCTGGCTTGTTTATTCATGTAGTCAGTCAACGACAGCGCCAGCTCGGGGTCGTTCATCTCGGAGGCACGCTGAATGCCGGCCATGAGCGACTGAGGATCAGCGGGGTTGATTGACTGCATGATCTCTTGGCGCTGGCGGATGCGCTGCAGTTGTGGGTCTTGCACGCCCAGTAGGCCACCAATACCACGGCCAAGTTGCTGGCCGCCCATGAACAAGTTGTAATTCGCCAGTTGCATAGGCGACAGTTGAGCGAACCCCAGCGCGCGCTGTTGTTCAGCACCCATCTGTTGCGCCTGATATTCTTCTGGCGACGTGAACAAGCCTAAGATATTACTGGTAGCCATAACGTATCCTTAAATCAAGGGCCTATTTCGCCCCAAACACTTGGTGATTGCCCAAAAGGTAGCCCGCCGTATCCTTGCTGGTTGGCTTGCCATGCCGCTAGGTTACTGGTGTCGGCTGGCGTTAACTGTCGTCCACCAAATAGATTGCTTATCCCTGAAGTAAATGCATTTTGCATACTAGGGCTATTACCAAAGCCAGCCAAGGCCATACTCCAAGGATCAAACGTGCCGGCTTGTCTTGTGCGAGCTGCACTAATACCACCTTGCAGCAGCGACTGACCGGCATTAGCGCCTGCTGTGGCGGCGCGGCCGCCCAGCTGCGCACCGATGTCTAGTGGCTGCTGGCCCAAACTCTCCAGCGTAGAGATGCCGCCCAGCGTGGTGGTGAACGGTGACAGCGCACCGGTCACACCCGACTCGTACCCGCCCAGCAAACCTGCCCCTTGGCCAAACAGACCCGTGCCGAACGCCAACTGACGCTGGCCTTCCTGCTGCGCTTGGGCTGCCAAGGCGGCATCTTGCTGCGCCAAGGCGTTGTAATATGCCTCCATCTCAGGATTAGCGGCGCGTAGCCCAACTCCACCACTACCAGGGCGCAAACCTGTAGCGCCAACTGATAAACCGCTACGACCTGTCTGATACAGTTGATTTTGTAGCTGCGCGAGCTGGCGCTCGCGTCCTGGCGCCAATAAGTCGAGTTGACTTTGCATATACTTCTGCGCGACCTGTTCGGGCGTTTGCGCAAGGTATTGACCGCCAAGTTGGAATAGCTGCTCGCTAGCACGGCGCAAAGGCGCGTAGGCTTCCGGAGCCATTTCGGCTTCGGACAAACGCTGTTCAGTTAACGCTTGTAAGCGATCTTGATAGCCAGTTAGCCAAGAAGGTAGTTCATAGCCAGCGCTAATCAAATTGCCGCTAGGATCAAACCCAAATCGACTAGTACCAAACCGCGACGTCACCCCAACTGGACGGAACCGGGCTGCATCCGCAGCAATTCGTGCGGCTTGTATTTGCGCGTCAGCGGATTTTTGGGCGGCGCGGCTTGCCGCATTACCACCCAATATGCCGCCCAGTAAACTGGCGCCGCCGCCAATAAGCGCTGCTGTAACAGGCATGTTAATACCCCTCTATCAAAACTTGATCCACTTTCGATGCGTCTTTCTCGTCTGTGGCGTGAATGCAATACCAAACACAATCTTCAATGGCTTTAACGCCGTGGACTACGTCCGCTTTAATTTCCAAACACGCTGGCGCAGAGATAATTTCAATCTCATCGCCGATCAATACTGCTACCTTACCTCGAGCCAGAATCGACAAATGGCTAAAGTTATGCGTGTGCTTCAGGATTGCTTGTCCAGCCCGAACACGCATCTCTTTGGCATACAGACCATCACTAAAATGATGAATGATCTGATGATCAGGTAAGGTTTCAATAATCATGCTGTCCGCTTCCAAAGATACACAGTAATGTACGGCTGGTAGTTAGCGTTAGTGCCAGAAGAACCAGTACTGCTAATGCTAGTTGATACGCTAATTCCTGTTGTACTTGTCTTAGTAGACATTGCATCAGCGGCTTGCAAAGTCGGCGATGGCTGGAAATAGGCGCCAGGATTTAAGCTAGTGCCTCGGTCTAAGGTATGTGAGTGGCCTGGGTCTGTTACGGTAGATGTAGCTGTGTGCGTGTGGCTTACCGTAACCGCATCAGCACTACCACCAGTTTCTTCAGCCGTATCAAATAGCGAATTGCTTGCGTTAAATCCCACCATAACCCGGCCAGCCCCAAAGGCTGTCCACGTACCAAAACCAAATAAAGTACCTGGGTTGGTATTGTCTGATGAGTTTGTATATATAGACCCAATGGGGTACAGTAATTGCAAAGCAGCCTGCACAAATGCTGTAGTAGCTAATGCTGTGGTGTTATTGCCATAAGATTGCGTAACGGCGGTGGTTCCCGTTGGTAGCGTGGGTGTACCCGTAAACGTGGGGCTTGCCAAGTCAGCCTTGGTAGCAACCGCCGTGGCAATATTATTGAACTCGGTGTCAATCTCCGTGCCTTTAACAATCTTGGCCGCATTGCCGGATGCCAGCGCATCTTTGGCGGCGAAATCCGTGCTCTTTGTGTAGTTACTCACGACAATCTCCCGTTTTTCGACAGAATCTCAATTTTTTGAATCGACAGCGCCGAAGAATTAATATCCGCCTCATAACCAGTTTGCACAATGCGACCAGACCCCGTGCCTTGTGCGTAAAGTGTTTGTAATGCAATACCATCGGCGTACTCCGCAAGAGGAACACCATTAGAACCATACTCTGCAATACCGTATTCAGAAACACTTTGCGTTGGGATTTGTGTATTTTGTGAAAGATAATTTTCGCTAAAATCAAAACCCCATTTAATCGTTACATACTGATTCGTGCCACCAATAACTACTACCCCTATGCGCTTTAGTATGGAAGTAACGCTTTGGTTCCCTAAGTCGCTATGGTTGGTGTAATACTGGAAGCGATACGCTGTTGTATTATCTAAATAAGTATTGTATTTGCCGATATAGCCATTTTTACCTATCAATAAATCACCGTTACGCCGAGATAGTAATGCAGTCGGCGTAATTGACGTCCATTTGGTTACTCGACTAGAGTCATCAGGCAAATACCCACGCGTATCAAACACGTATACCGACTGGTTGCTTGGGAGCGTTAGTAGATAAAAAGCATTTATTTCTGAATACACAGCTTTAACGTTAGCCAGCGTCTCACCCGCAATGATGCCCATCAAGTCATTACGCACATTTTTGCTGATGTCACGAAACGGCGCTGACTTTTCCTGAATCGTGCGCATCAATGACCGCACACCGCTGTTAGACAGAAAAAAGACGTCGGTTGCGGTGCCTTGGATGGAGTCGCGCGCGATGCAGCCAATACCTACCACCGTGTCGTTCAACGACATTGTGGCCGGCGCCGTTGCGCCTTGATACACCAATATCTGGCGTTTGCCAAAAATGATCAGGAAATTGTTGTGGGCTGCCAGGCCAACGATCTCGTCCGGCCCAGCAGGCCAGACGTTATTCACATTCAACGTGCCGGAAGTACCACCCGTGTAGACGTGGCCCGACAGCAAGTCTGAGAATGTCAGGGTTTGCTTGTCAGATGCCGTGTTAGCAATCCACAGACGGCCATAAGCCGAAATGACGATATTGCCTGATGGCACCGTGCCGGCGTAACCCGTTTTCTCACTCACACGGCGGTACGTGGTGGTGCTGACCGCTGGATCGTAAATAAGTGGGTCATGGCCCGACTGGAAAAAGTAAGTGATGCCATTAAGCGAGGCGCATTGCCAGTTGTTGGCCGTGATTGTCGGGGCGGTACCCCCTCCCCCGTAGGTCAACTCGACAACCGCATTGCTGCCATCGAGCTTAAAAATCTTGTTGTTGCCGGCAAACAGTACGGTGTACGTGCCGTCGGCTACCACCAATTCATGGATGACGCCCACATCATTAGCGCCCAAGTTGCCTGAACTGCTATTGACTTTAGACCAGCCTTTACGCGCGCCGACACGGCCGTATTGATCGATGACGCAATTGGTTGCGACCAGCGCAAAACCAGCGTTCAAATCAAGCGGCGAATCTTGGGTATTCAGGCCGTAAAAGCCTGGCGCCGAGATCGTATCAATTTGCAGTGACTGGCTCATGAAGCGTAAAACTCCTGCATTTCAGGAAAGCGAGTGGCTTCCAACGCGATGTAATCCGACAGCATGGTCTTATACAAGGCATAAGCCTCAGACGAATTAAGACCGCCGTCCTCGCCGCGCTCAACCAACGCTCTGGCGTAGGCATTTTGCACAACCAATACATCTGGCACTAATACGGAAGTGGAGTCAGACGATAATGTGGCTTGGGGCACCGCCAAGAAAAACTTAATGGTGTACACGCCGTTTGGGCGTCCCCACAACTGCACCTTGGCGTCGCCGCTGCCATCCACACCTTCAAAGCAATACTCCGTAGGTACTGCGGTAACCGTAGGTTGCAGATTTTGCTTGCGGCGCATGTCGCCTACAGGGATAACCTGCATAACGACGTTGCTAGTGGTATTTAGTGGATCGCTGGTAACACGGAATTTCTGCCCGGCGCCAGTCATGGAGTATTCGTAAGTGCCTGAAGCCGTGGTGATAGTAACTTCTTGCCCAAGCGCATTCCAGTCGTAAGCATCCTCAATCTGACGCTTGGCGTCATTGACAAACTTGCCGATCAGGGAAGAGTAGGTGGTCAGGCCGACCGTCGTCACCTGCGTCTCTCGCAGGCGGGCCAAGACATCATTGACGAGTTCCAAGTAGGTCATTTGCTTTTCGCCTTATTCCTTGCGGATATAGCTTTAGCTTTTGCCTTTGCATCTGCCTTGGATGACGCACCCCAAGCATTTAAAGACAGCAAGAGCCGAGTAGGCTGACCGTCTTTACGCTCGGGGCCGGGCATATTGCCCATCCTGGCGAGAAAAGAAGCTCGTCGCGGGTTGTCGCCAGATTTTACCGGCGGTTTGAGGTTGCCCCCAGTTGCTGCATTATAAGACTCCCGGCCTTTGGCATTCAAGCCGCCCTTTGCATTTTGACCGGCCTTTCTTTGCCAAGCTGGAGTTTTCATTTCTTCCTCGCTGCCCTCAAGTTATCGACCATATTGGGGTAGGGCCGTCCGGCGGCCTTTGCCATCCGTTTTGCCGCTGCCTTTTTGGCAGGCGCCAAGGGTTTGGACGGGCCTAACTTTTCAGGCCGCTTCTGCTCCCAGATTGGCTTTTTCATTTCTTGGCCTTTTTCTTGGCCATGCCAGCCTCAGACAACGCAATGGCGATTGCCTGCTTTTTAGACGTGACGACAGGACCGCCTTTGCCGGAATGCAAGGAACCTGCCTTGTATTCGTGCATGACTTTACCGACTTTCTTTTGGCCTTTACTCATCTTCATGATCACTCCTTGGTGATAGGACCGCCTGATTTCCACGCGTCGCAAGTACGATTCGACGCGCAAGTAAACTGGAACAAATCGCAGTAGCCAAGATCGGCGGCGGCTACAAACTGCTCATCGTAAGACAACTCATTCTTGCCTTCGTCTTTTTCCAGACCCCCAATGATGCACTGCATCATAGCTGGCGTCTGGATAAAAGCCGCGCAATTACCGCACCGCATGCCTTTTACTGTGGCTGTGGGGGCGTTATACATGGTGGCTTTTTTCATCCAAAAAGCCGTGTTTGCCTCATTCGGATTAGGTGGCCCATAACCATACTCTTTGAACGCATGGTTGCGGTTCTTCAGATTGACAGACACATCCTGCGTTGCCACAGGGCATTGTTTGCCGGACAACAAGCCAGTTTTCATCTGAAAAATACCCGATCCATAATGAACGCCGCCGCACCACTAATGGCCGACACGATCGCCATGCCTACCCAAAAACCGCCTTTGGATTTATTGGCCATCTCCAGCAGTTTCTTAACGTCTTCGCGCAAGGCGTGCACCTCCATTTGGAGTGCCTCCACCTGGGCTTCGAGCTTTCCAAACTCGCGTGGGTCAATTTCCGACATTTTCTAACTTCCTTGGACGCCCCATTCGTTTGACTGGCGGCGTTAAGATGACCGAAGATGACACTCCGTCCGCAGGTTCTTCAGGTTCATCAACCCGCACATAGCCCTGATGGCCTTTCATGCTGTCGATATCGTGCTGATGAACGAACGTAACCGTTTGGCCACTGACCAAACATTTGAATGTCGCCATAAAATCTCCAGAAGGCAAACTGGGGGCGGGGGCCCCCAGTTTTTACGCCAGTGAGCGTGCTACAACCAGACGCAGTGTGGACGATGCCAAGTCCACCGTGCCGCCGGTTTCGTTTTGGAACCGAATGCTGACGGTATCCGCTGCGCTGACATAACCGGTCACGATCAGACCAGCCACATCAACGGCCAGCGAGGCTGACAGCACCATGTCGCCCAGTGCTACGCCGGGGACAGCCACGGTGTCAGTATCCCCCGCGCCATCAGCCAAACTGTCGGCGTTAAGTGTGGCCTTGACTAGCCAGGTGTTGGAATAAAGCCCGCGAAACTGGTCATTACCAGCGCGAACCACGACGGAAGTTGCATTTGCCATGATGTTCTCCTAATTAGGTTAAAAATCCCCGGCCGAAGCCGGGGAGTTTAATTAGGCTGGAACAGCCAGAGCAAAAGCCGAGGACGAGGTTGCAGCGCCCGTAGTCGCGGCAGTACGCATGGCTTTAACGCCATACAGCATGTCGGACGTGAACAGCGTGCCCAGGTATTCCTGCTTGTACTGGGTCTGCGAACGCACGCCCATCTGCTCAACCAGAACCATCGACTCCTTGTGGCCCATCAGGCAGATACGGTCAGCGCCCGAGTTACCAGCGCCAGTATCAGCATTGGAAGTCACGAACACGGGGATACCGTACAGGTTGCCGATTTCGCCGTTACGGATGGCGTTGCCATCACCCACGAATGCCTGCTCGGTGTAGCGAGCCAGACCCATCAGCGTGTTGCGGCTGGATGGTGGGATGATGAAGAAACGACCGTCCATTGGGGTGTCGTTGTCATCCAGACGCTGGATGGTGCGACGGATTGCAGCATCGGTCAGGGCAGCAGCGTTCGAGGTCGCGCTGTTATACGCAGTGGTGCCGTCCGAGCCGATATAAGCTTTGGTGCTGGACGCCGAAGTTGCGTAGTCATCAGTGCCAATGGTGGCGCCGTTGAACGCGCGGCCAAGTTGTACCAGATCAGTATCAACTTGCTTGGCCAGTGCATAGCCGGCATCGTTGGTGTAGAACTGACGCAGCGAGTTCAATGCCTGAGCTTCGACAATATCTTCGATCAGGCGGCTGTACTCGTAGTGCTTGTTGATCAGGATCTGAACTTCAGATTCTGTCGCAGCGATCAGCGTGACTGCATTGGTGGCTACTTTTGCCGAAGCCGAGCCACGGGTTGGGGCAGGAACGTGAACGGTGTCACCTTTCTTACCCTTAAAGTTCATCTTCATAACAACATTGGCCAGAACCAGGTTCTTTTTGTAGGCCGCAACAATCTCATCACTCCAAATCTCGGGGATGAAGGTTGCTGCTGTTGTGGTTGTTACACTATTTGCTGGGGAAAATGCGGTTGCCATGTCTAACTCCTAAAGTCAAAAGTAAAATTTACTTGACCCGTCCTTCTGCATAGGCCGCCATAATTTCATCGGACAGCGCATCGTATCTAGCCGGGTCGGTCATTTTCAGCCGAATTAGGTCAGCCCTGCGATAGACACGTTTTGAACTCTCTCCGGTACCCCCTACATCCACCTGCGCGGCTTTCAAGGTCTGCTGGCGGGCTTCCTTACCGGATTGATCCGCCTGCTTTTGCTTGATACCGCGTATCTGCTTGTAGGTTGTCAGCAATTCATTGGCCGCATCGAAATCAAACCCGGCATCCGCCCGTGCGTAGAGCTCCAGACGAACCTGAGACGACTTAATCCATGTCTCAAAGTCCTTATCTGCCCCGATTTCCATGAAATCTGGGTGCTCTTGCGCCAAGCGTTGCTGAGTTTGCATCCGTTTGAACTCAATACCTGCCTGTTTGGCAGCAAGTACGTCAGGATGTGTCTCAACGGTCTTTTGAATCGCCTTTTGAGGGTCTTCAAAAAAGTCTACTTCAGGCTCTGCCTTCTCAACAGGTTGAGGTTTTGACGAGAGATTCTGCTTGATGAGCTCATCGGCCAGTTTCCGCACTTCCCCGACTTCTTGCGCCTGGCGCCCAATGACTTTTTCGGCCTCTTGGTGCATCTTTACAATGTCCTCAATCGACTTTCCGCGATAGCGGTCTGGCAATTCTGGGACTTGGGGCGCTGCTAGTTCAGGTAGTTTCGCTTCTTCTGCCTCCAACTCACTAGGCATCTCTGGTTCTTTATCAATCAACATGTCGAAGTTCCTTTTCCTGCCATCTTTTGGTTCTCAGGATTAAACATGAACAGGGCATTTCTGCTTATCTGTTCGCCTTCTGCTCGGATTTTAGCTTGTCTCGGTGGCTTTTATCAAACTTTGCGTGAGCTGTTGGAAACGCTCCCGACCACCCTTCCAATTTAAACGCCGGTGCAGATATGGTGCGGCGGGCTGTCTTGCCGCAATTGCAACGAATTTCTTTGTCTTCATATTCGACAAATCGTTCGATGCGTTCTCCGCTTTCGCAGAGAAATTCAAAGATCTTTCTCATTGAGCCCCTCGTATGCCTCTTCGCTGACCTGTTTCAAGGTTTTCAGCCAATTCAGGATAGATAACTCACCCTTCTTAAATTGTAAATCCTTTTCGTCCTGGATAGTGGCTACATTGTTCAAGGACGTTATCATTCCGTCAATATCTTCTAGTAGATCGCGCCAGCCCTGGTGGGCCATCATGGAAAATCGGTCTTCGTAATACTTTTGCAGTTCAGGCGTCATCATTCGTCTGCCGGTAAAGGTTGGTTGCCAGCCTCAATCCACTTCAGATACTGCTGGTAGTCGGTGTTTGCTGGATCGAAGGGTATGCTAAGGCTTTTTTCTACAAATAGAACCCCCCATTCAACACCAGTAAAATCTTTTAGCAATTTATACATTTAAAGCTCCGCTGTAAGAAGATAGCGTGCGCCCAAAACGTATGGGTTAGACGCATTGGCAGTAATTTGAAATTCAGACCCATATACAGTAGGATTGTTTAATGAGTATGAAGATATGTTGCCAGAAACCCTTACAGAAATAGCCGTAGAAGAAGGTGATGAACGCATCGTGGTTCTATATGGAGCAGGCACATTCATAGTGCCACTGCTAAATTGACCATTTGCTGATGTTTCAACAAATTGAGCGTAGCGTTCGCACAACGCCAACTCCGTACCATACGGCCTGTAATCAAATGATGTGGCTGTGCTGCCTTTTTCGAGTTGTACGCCGGTGATGTAGAAGGTTGCGTTAAGTGTGGAGATAAGATTGGTAGAACCTGTGGCTGAGAAATAAGTCGCAGATGCCCATGCGCCAGCAGTTCCCAAATAGGTTGAG